TCTCAGGTTGGAGACCCGCTGTGGGTTGGACTTGTTGCCTTGGAATGGCGGGTAACTTCCTTGTTATACCGATGGCAAACTTTGCGCTTGCTTTATCCAGTTCAGCAATCACTGTTCCCCTTATAGATTTGTCAACTATGTTGCCTGTCTTGATGGGGATGCTTGGTTTAGGTACGTTACGAACATACGAGAAAACTAAGGGAGTTAAGTAATGTCTAAACCAGAATGGACAGAAAGTGAGATAGGTAGAGGAAATTTACCTGTTAATTGGCCTCGCAACAAGTGGGGCGGCGCCATATCAATGTCTGCCATGTCTCCTTCTCAACGAGCGCTTGTACTTAGATGGCGTAGATATGAGTCAGACTTAGAAGAGTATGAAGCTAGAGGAGTACCAAGTTTTCTTGACGAAAACCCTGACTACGAGATTAGTGATTGGACGGCTCCTGAGTATTCAGCTACTCAAGAAGATAAAATAAAGATTGTCCAGCAAAACGACCCGGGCCGCGGCGGTGGTGCTTTAGATAACAACACTATTGACGGTTACTTGTGGGACGAAAATGTAGGTAGGGACTGGATTGAAAAAGTCGAACTAACTGGTGCAGAACATCAGCTTGCCCTTGATAATCCTATGGATTTAAGCGAGTATTTTCACGACGGTTACGAATACGACGCTGATACGCTGTACATGAAACTGCCTGATGGCGGTGGCAGCCTTAGTATGATGAATGGTTTCTCAGAGGAGGAGAGGGCACATCACAACAGGCTGCTGTCTGAAGGTCAGTTTATTGATATTTCTGGAGGAACAGCTAAGGTAGGCGAGCATTCAATGCTCTGGGTTAAAAAACCTGAGGAGAGTTCTTGGGTAGGGTTTCGTGACGCTGGATTGGCCTTCGCACGGGCTGTAGCTGCTATGGTAACAGCAGGGGCGACAGAAAAGATATACACAACTTATAAAGTAGCAACAGGTCAAACATTAAATGCCTCAGATTACGTTAATATTGTTATTGGCGGGTTAGAGGCATCAGGAGTAATAGCACCACCCGTAGACATTAGCGGTGACATGGTGAACCCTATCGCGGGAGGAACTGTTGGCGGTCAGATAGGTAGTGAGTTACTGCTTGGTGGTGCCGTTACAGAAGGTATTGGCTTGTGGGGTTTAGATTATGTCTCCACTGTAGGTGTAATTAACGCAGCTATAAACCAAGACCCACTCGGAGTAATTGCAGCAGGTACAGGATGGATGCAACAAGGCTTCGAGGCTTTAGGTGTCCCACCTTCGGTAGCAAACGACGTAGATTTTCTAAAAGCATCTAGAGAAACTCTGGATATGTTAGCTAATGGAGAAAACGTTCAAGACTCTATGGAAGCAGGCTTCGTAAGATATGTTAAAGAAGGCGGTGGTTTTGGCATAGACCTCGATGATGGAGGCTTCTTTGATTTTGACTTTGGAGTTATAGGAGACGTTTTTGATTACGTATCGGACGCAGTAGGAACTGTTAGCTCAACGCTTGGAGATTACATTGACCCTGTGCTACAGGGGGCAGTCAATATAGGACAAGACCTTGTTGATGAAGCCTCTGACGCTATCGGTGACGCTAGTTCAGCCCTTGGAGATTATATTGACCCTGTTTTAGGAGCTGTTGGCGACGCTCAAGAAGCTGCCGCTGAAGTTATTGGCGATGTTAGTTCAGCCATTGGAGATGTAACAGACCCTATTACAAGTGCTATAGGAGATACAGGTTCTGCTATTGATGATGCTGTTTCTGACGCTATTGGTGATGTTAGTTCAGCCGTTGGAGATGTAACAGACCCCATTACAGGCGCTATAGGAGACGCTGGTTCCGCTTTAGATGATGTTGTTTCTGATGCTATTGGTGACGCTAGTTCAGCCATTGGAGATGTAACAGACCCTATTACAAGTGCTATAGGAGACGCTGGTTCCGCTTTAGATGATGTTGTTTCTGACGCTATCGGTGACGCTAGTTCAGCTGTAGATGATAATGTTATCCAGCCTGTGATAGAAGCTGTCGAAAACGTAGACTTACCTGACATAGACTTACCTGAAGTAGACTTACCGTCTTTGGACGTAGATTTACCTGACGTAGAGTTACCTGATTTTGATTGGTCTTTAATCTTCGGAGATGAGGAAGAAGAAGAAGAGGAAGAACTAATGACTCCTTTGGGACAGTTTTTATTAGGCACACAAGTGGGTTTAACAGAGAAACCTTTGTTGCGGTACGACGACCCCTTCTCTGAAGATATTTTTAAAAGTACAATAACAGGTAAAACCGGAGGAATTGGCGGAAGACCTTTGTTTGAGTACGACGACCCCTTCTCTAATTTTTAATTTTAAGAGTATAATTTAATGACATATTTACAAGCGATTAACAAAGTACTACGTAGGTTGCGTGAGGATGAAGTTACTTCTGCTGATGAGACTTCGTACTCAAAACTTATAGGTGAGTTTATAAACGACGCTAACCGTGCAGTAGAGGATGCATGGGATTGGTCTATGCTGCGTACCATTACTCCTGTTAGCGGCATTACTGACTCATCTACAATTATGAGCGTGACTGGCCTTAGTGAAGCAGATAAGATTCTCGGTGTATATAACGTCACAGATAACGTAGAAGTTCAACTAGGGACTCAACAAGGTCTGTATAACTCTGTGTATATAGAGCAGGCACCTAGGGGTCGTCCTGACAACTACGTTACTTTAGGGCAGGACTCAAATGGAAACAATCAAGTACAGTTTTACCCTAACCCTGATAGTGTAAAGGTTGTCTTGTTTAACTACGTAGGACGTACCCCTGAACTTACCTCCGGTACTGATGTAGTTAAAGCTCCCTCAACACCTGTGGTTCAGCTTGCTCATGCTATGGCTGCTGAAGAACGTGGAGAGACTGGAGGTACTAACGCTAGTAAACTATACGCTGTTGCTCAGTCTTCTTTGTCTGATGCGATTGCCATGGACGCGGGACGCTTCCCTACTGAAACAGTGTGGTACGACGTATGAGCCAAAAATTACAACCTTTAACAGTAGCAGCTCCGGGATTTTTAGGTATCAATACCGAAGAGTCCCCTGTCGGTCAGAACGCTGGCTTTTCTTCCATTGCTGATAATTGTGTAATTGACAAACGTGGTCGTATTGGGGCGCGTAAGGGATATGACAAAGTGTCTACTAACGGTGCTGCTGTTCTAGGAACTAGCCGTGGCATTGAAGGTGTGTTTGAGTTTACTTCCTTTGGTGGTGCTGTTACGTTGTTCTCTGTGGGTAACAATAAGATATTCACAGGCACAACCACACTAGCCGAAGTTACTCTCCCCACTGACTACTCTATATCAGCAAACAACTGGAAGATAACATCCTTTAACAACGACGTATACTTCTTTCAGACAGGCCATGCACCTCTTAGGTCTGTTGTAGGTAGCACTACTCTTGTTGTAGCATCAGGCGCACCTCAAGCTAACGAAGTGTTGGCAGCCTTTGGTCGTCTTTGGGCTGCTGACTTAGCATCTGATAAACATACTATACATGTCTCTCAGTTGTTAGATGGTACTGCATGGTCAACCGGAGATGCTTTTCAAATAGACGTTACTCAGTTCTGGCCTGAAGGCTACGATGAGATTGTTTCCTTAACAGAACATAATGGATTGTTTCTTGTCTTCGGCAAGCACTCTATGTTAATTTATGACGGCGCGCAGGGCGCTAACGGTGTCACAGGCAACCCTGCTTCCGCAGGTACTACTATATTCCTAAAGGACACCGTAGAGGGCGTAGGATGCATTGAGAGGGACTCTATACAAGCCACTGGTAATGACATACTGTTCTTATCTAATCGCGGTGTAATGAGCTTAGGGAGGCTTATACAGGAGAAGTCACTACCTCTAAGAGATGTTAGTAAGAATGTACGTACTGACTTAATGGAGATGTCTAACTTTGAGTCCTTGCCTGTTAAGAGTGTATATAGTGCAGAAGACGCTTTCTACTTGTTGACGTTCCCCTCTAGTAATACTACTTACTGTTTCGACGTAAGACAGCCTATGGAAGACGGCTCGTTTAGGGT